GGAATGTGCAAGAAATATTGCCTTCCGTGTCGCCTCTCATTCAACCAGAATCTACTGTTGTCAAGAAGAAGCCCAGGCATAGACCTAAAGGTAAGAAGGCCTTGCAAACCCCACCAGCCCAAGTGGAAACCATAAAACAATGGAAAGCGAAATCCGACCGGACTCCGTTAAGTACTATGTTGAGTGGAAATTTTCGAAAGGAGGCTGGGGGGCGCCCAGCGAGGTCTTAATCTCAAAGGTATGTCCTGAAGGCGGAGTCTTCAGTGGAGAAGAAGTTGTAGAAATTGTAGATGATTGGGAAGTTGATCAGGAATTTACTTATTCAGATAGTTTGGAGGTGGGAAGAAGAGAGGATATTCGCAAAATGGCTCTAGTGAAGGACGAGGTTCAAGGAATTGACAGGGTTTTAAACCCAGTTGATGACATTCCTGGTCTAACACTAACCGGATTTCTTCCTGGCATATCGTTAGGAGGAAACATGAAGCATAAAAGAGTCCCCGAGGATAGGGTCTTGACCGATTACCAGCAGGAATGCGTGGGCCAGTTTAGATGGCCTCATGGTTCCCGGGATGAAGTCTTAGATTCTCTCCGTGCACATAGGAAGGCGTATGATGATAACGTACACTTGGTGTCTCTAGATGAGATTGCTTTTAAGAAAGCTCATTTATGGACAGTCGAGCATCTTGGCATAGTCGAGGTGAATGCCCATTTCACTAGGGAGGACATTTTAGAACGGATAGCGCAAGTACCTAGTCAAAGTGGTCCAGGGCCCAGGTTCAAGAAATATGGGAAAACCAACATTGAAGTCATTGAGATGTTAGGTGCTGGAATCATAGTTGACTCAGTAATTAAAATACTTGAGGATTTGACTAGTGGAAGAATTGATATATTTAATGGCATATTCGTTAAGATGGAGCCTCACACATGGAAGAAAGTTATGGCTAAGAAGTGGCGTTTGATACACAACTTTGATCTTGATGTTCAAGTTGTATTTCGTCTTCTTTTTGACCCGTTTACCAAGAATGACATACTCAATTGTCAGGCAGGTATCACGAATATGGGTCATGCATTGGATGTTACTGGCTCTTCAGGCTGGGTTTTGAAACGGCTTGTGGAGTCTAATGAAGCAGAATCTGATGATATCAGCGGTTATGATAATTCTTATGGCTCTCTTCATATAGAAAGTGAACAACAACTATATTTAGATAGAGCTTGGAATGAGGATCAAGAAGAGGAAATGATATGGCGAACGATGGCAAGAAACTTGTTCCAATCCATAGAGTTTCAATCATACATGGTTATTCCGGGTGGTGATGTTTATTTTATATCATCCTTTTGGAAGTGGCCTTCAGGCATATATATCACCTCAAATGGTAATACATCAGAGAGGATAAAAGTCTGGGCCTATACATGGTTTCGTGCTTTAATGATTCCTCCTAAAGGGGGACAGAAAGCATGTGGTGATGACTCATTGGAACTTCAGGCTCCGCGGTCTGAGGTTTATATGAATGAACTTGGCTTCGTAATGAAGAAAGGCAAGAAGAATGAGTTTATTGGATATGAGTGGAAAGTTGAATCTGTAGATGGCACTTTGAAATGCCTTCCTAAGAAGGTTGTCAGTGCCCCTCGCACGATCTTTAGATTGTGCCAGAAATCTTCCACCGATCTTTTAGTAGATCTCCAGAACATCATTGTGCTTTGGTGCTGGGATGATGCCCTTATACCGGAGCTTCTAGCAATGGCAGAGTGGACTACTCTTTCTCGAGAGAAGGTTCTTCGCATGCTAGAGGTGGCGAGGCAGCGCCATTAATTCCGTCGGTGGGGACGGAAAATTTTGTTTAGAAAATATATAGAGAGTATATATGACAAGAAAAAGTAAGAAAATTGGAGCTGAGTCTGCTGGCATGAATTATGTCAAGAACCAGCGAAAGAAAGAGAGAAAGAAAATAATGAAGGCGCTAGCTG